TCCGACATGGGTGGACTCCCGTCCGATCGAATCGATCTCGACCGGGAGCCCTCGCGGTCCCGCACCCCGTGGGGTGCCGGCGGCCGGCGCCTGTGCGCAACCGGCGGTCCGCTGATCCCTCTCCGTGTCACACGCGGTCCGTTGTGTGCTTGGCCGCACCCAGCGCGGACGCCGACCGGGATTGCCCAAGTCGGTGCCGTGGCGGTGCGGTTACGCGGTCCAGGACGGTCGTGCCGCCCCCTAGTGCGCGGGGGTCTTGGTGGTGCAGTGCGTACGCGGACCGGACGGGTCAGGCGTACGGGTCTTCCTTGCGCGCCAGCAGCTGCGCTGCGGCGGCCGGGCCGAACATGCCCTTCTTCACGGGCTTCGGCTTGCCTCGGTCGTCCGTGCGGACGAAGAACTTGCGCAGCTCGTCGGCCTGCGCCATCGAGCGGACCTCTTCGAACTCGACCTCGAACTTCGAGGCCAGCGACCGCAGTCCGGCGGAGGTGTCGTTGTAGGCAGGGGTGTTCACCGGAGCGACGTCGACCAGCTGGACGCCGGTGAGGCGCCGCAGCGGATACCCCTGGTCGGTGGTCGTCCAGTCGTCCGAGACCGTGCGGAAGGCGAACGAGCTCTTCCGGACATCGCCGCGCTCGACTAGCTCGACGACGTACCCCATCGCCTTGGGCGGGAGCACGTCGTACGCGAGCCCGTACTGGTCCAGGGACATGCGCAGTGTGCCGGCCGCGGTTGTGCCGAGCAGCTGGTTGTCGTCGTGGTTGTAGCGGGCGATGACGTCCGGCCAGCCGTCGCCGCGGGACTGGTTGAAGGCGATCGGGTCGACGACCTCGATGAACCCGCCGAGGTTCTTGCTCTGGCGGTTGAAGCTGGCCGCGTAGCCGCCGATGCGCTTCTCGCCGCCGTCGGCCCGCAGTTCGGCCTTTCCGGTGTCGCCGGAGGTGTACCGGCGCTCGATCTCCACAGTGCCCTCCAGGCTGTTCTGGCCGCTGATGCTGCCGTCGGCTCCCCACGTGTCGGGGATGAGCGCGCCCAGGCCCAGGGCCTGGGCGCGCTTGATGATGTGGGCGCGGATCGTGTTGTGGCTCGCCCCGCCCCGCCCGACCGCGCGGATCGCGGCCTGGAGGTCGTCCCGGCCGTGCATGTCCAGCGGCCGGATCGGATACGAGCCGTCGGGCAGGGCCCAGCCCTGCGCGGTCGCGTACCTGCGGGCGTCCGCGTCGAGGTCGGCCGCGTTCGGGGTGGTGATGTTGCCCTGGTCAGCCATGCTGCTGTCCTCTCCCCGGGATCAGCCGCAGCCGAGGATCTTCGTCGTCGCCGCGGATCGCCGGCGTCGAGATCTGCTGGCCCGCAGTGATCGGCAGCGGCGTGTAGTCCTGGCCCTTGCCGTCGGGCAGCGGCGCGAGGTTCTCCTTGTTGCGGATCTCGTCGACGTTCATGCCGCCGATGAGGCGCGCCTTCTCGTAGATCGACCACCGGGTCAGCGGGTCGAGGCGGATCAGCGCGTCGGCATCGAACTTCACGCACTGCCCGCGCGGGGTGAGCATCGACAGGTGCGACTCGACCTTGCTCATCCACGGCAGCAGCGTCAGCTGGATCAGCTCGATCTCGCGTTGCTCCGGGCTGCTGTAGGACATGCTGCCGCCGGTCTCACCGCCGATCAGCTCCGGCGGCACGCCGTAGATCGCCCCGAGCTGGGTCGCGCCGAGCTTCAGCGTGGCGATGAACTGCGCCTCGTACGCGGGGACGGTGATCGCGGTGTAGTCCCAGTCCGCGCCGTGGACGATCGGCTGCCGGGACCGGATGGCATCGACCAGGCGCGCCTTGATGATCGCGGCGTCCTTCTGGTCGACCGTCTTGCTGTTGTTCTTGAAGGTCCCCGGCGGCACGCCGCCGGTGGCGTGCCAGGCCTCCATGTACTCCTGGGCGGCCAGGTTCGTGTTCGCCATCGACGCGAACGCCCCGATCGGGGACAGGCCCAGAATCTTGCCGGGGAGGGTGAACCACGGGATGTGCACGATGTCGTTGGGGTCGACCCGGCGTCCGAGGACGTACCAGATCGGGTTGACGAACGAGCCCTCGCCGTACGGCATCGAGTCGAGGACCTGCACCCAGTCCATCGGCAGCCATTCGACTTGCGTCGGGTACTCGTAGTAGTCCCGCGCGGTCACGTAGCCGACTGCGTTGCCGCGGTAGACCATGCTGAGCACGGCCCGCCAGATCCAGTCGTTGAGGTTGCCCTGGGTCGACGGGCTCGCGAACAGGGAGCTGAGCGGAAGGCGCTGGACCGTGTCGCCGGTCTCGCGGAACTGGCGCAGCGGCGCGGCAGCCAGGTTGCTCGCCAGGAGCCGGCCTGCCGCGTACACGGGCGCCAGGCGCAGCACCCGTTCGATGCTGACGGACGATGAGTTGGATGGGCCGCCCTGGTCCCAGGGGACCGAGGTGATGGCGCGCTTCTCGATGCTGGAGCGTGACTCGACACCCACGAGCCATGCGCCGGCGTCGCGGAAGCCCCGTACCGCGAGGCCGAGACGGCGCCCCCAGGTGGCGCGCGCCGTCGCGCGCCAGGTCCTCGGAGTGTGGCCGCGCGCGTCCATCCACGTGTCGCCGACGAGGACGGGTCCCCCGTCGTCCGAGGACCGAGGCGGCTTGCGCCGGGGCCAGAGCTTCACGCGATCGCCTACCAATCCTCGTCGTCGGGTTCGTAGTTGGCGATCCAGAAGCCGATCCGGCGGCGCAGGTTCTCAATGCGCTCGGCTCGCGCTATGCGCCAGCGGATGCGCCACGGAAGCGGCTTCGGCGTATACGGCGCGGGCGGCTCCATGCCGGGCGGCAGCGGCAGACCGGCGTCGAGCAGCTGCTCTGCGGACACCGGCACGACGCATCCGATCTTCTTCACCTGGAGCTGCGGTTCGTCGTGCACTCGCGTCCGCCCCCTCTCGGTGTCAGTCGGGCCGTCTGTGGAGGTCTGTAGATGTCAGAAGACCGATCCGAGGACGTCGTAATCGGCCTCTGCCAGGAGGTGAGAGCGGCTCTCGTACGACCAGCGGGCGACGCTCATGGCGACGAGCGGGGTGATGTCGACGTCGCTCTTGGTCGGCGTCCACGCGATCGTGTCGCCGCTGGCCTTCGTCTTCGCGCCCGCGACTGCGACGTCGAGGTGGCGGTTGGGCACGACCCGGAAGGCTTGCTCGCGGACGCCGTCGAGGACCTGCCCGGTGGCGGCCGCCATCTCCAGTGCGCCCGTGACGGCCAGGTCTCCGGGTTCCGGGTCCTCGGGGTCCTCGGGAAGCTGGAAGCCCTCCTTGTCGAGGGCGGTCTTGAGGAACGCGAAGGTGCCGCGGCCCATGGCGATCGCGATCGGGCCCAGGGCTTCGCGCAGTTCGACCAGGCGCGGGATCAGCCACTTCGTGCCGGGCCGGTAGTCGGCCAGCTGGGCGTGCCCGCAGCCGTCCGCGCGCAGCCCGTACACGCAGATCGAAGTCGAGTCCCGCAGCGGACTGATGTCCACGCCGAGTGCGAGGCCGGCGTCCCGGTCGCGTTGCGAGCCCTCGTCGAGCATGCGCGCCCACTTGGCGGGGTCGATGACCGTGCTGCCTTCGGCGCGCTTGGGCCAGATGCCGAGGATCTCGCGGGCGAAGCCCTGGTCGCTCATGCCTCGCCGGTCGCGCGCCGTGGCTTCCTCGGTGACGCGGCGGCCCCATGCCGGGTTTGTGGCCTGCCACAGGGCGGGGTCGTCGAGGTCGACGTCCGTGAGGTGCTCCAGGTCGCCACCGAGGCCCCAGTCGCGGTATCCGAGCGAGGCGTCCCCTCCGGCTTCGGCTCGCTCGTGCAGCTGGTACATCACGTCGCCGGTGTCGCCGGTGAGCGGCGGTGTGCTGGTGTAGACGATCTGCGGGTTCTCGACGGCCCGCATCGTCGGCATGAGGGCTTCGTTCTGTTCCCAGGTGTAGGCGAAGGCCTCGTCGATGATGTTGAGGTGCCCCGTGAAGCCGCGGCCCGATCCCTTGCTGCGGGCGATGAACTTCAGCTCCGCGTTGGTGTCGAGGCGCTCGAAGCCTTCCTCGCCGTTCGTGTTGAGGATCTTGATGCGGATGCCGTCAACTTCGAGCAGGTTCTCGTTGGCGCCGACCTGCTTGCCGAGCCGCTTCAGCAGCTGCTTCATGCGCCGGAAGGCTCGGATCGCGGTCTTGTACTCGTGCGCCGACCACATGATCAGTTGCTCGCCCAGGAGCAAGAAGCCGGCCAGGGCTCGGATCTCCAGGATGGCGCCCTTGCCGTTCTGGCGCGGCACCCACTCGGCGAACTCGAAGCACGCCCACTTCCCGTCCGCCCGGACGGACATCATCAGGTCGAGACTGTCCGCCTGCCACGGGTCGGCAATGAGGCCGGCGCGCCGCGCGAGTTCACACGCCTCGGGGCCGAGCGAATACGCGGACGGCGGGGCGAGTTCAACCCTCGGCCTGCTTGCGAGCGATCCGCGCGGTGAGGTCGGAGACACCCGCACCTCCCGCCGGATCCACAGCAGCCGGGGAAGCGCCGTACTGGCCCTGCCGGATCTCGGCCAGAAGGGCTTTGAGAGCGCCGGATTGCTGTCGCGACTCGGCCAACAGCCCCGACATATCGGCGAATTGAGCCACATCAGGGTTGACATTGCTGGACGCTGCCCGGAGGATGGAATCGAGCACTTCGAGCCGGTCAGCGATCCGACAAGCCTCCTCCAGCAGCACCAGATGCGCCGGAGTCAGAGACCAGATCGCCAGGGAATCCCGCCACATCCGTTGGCCCCGCTCCCCCAGACCGACAGGCTCCTCACTCACCCGGAACGCTCTCCCTCCAAGATCGTTTGGCCTGTCCAAAAAACGCGGGGGGAGAGGGAGGGTCAGGTGGGGGCGGGGTCAGCCACCCCTTGATCAAAAAAAACGATCTTGGTGGGCTCGGAAAGTTTCCGCAGGTCAGAGGCTTGCTACGTCGATCGTGAAGCTTGGGCGCGGCCGCTGCGCGGCCCTGACCTGGTTGTTTCGTGCGGTGTTGCATCGTCGGTGGGCGAGTCGGCAGTTGGCACGGTCGAGGGGGTCTCCGCCGAGCCAGAGCGGGTGGACGTGGTCGACGGTGCGTCCCATGGGGTGGGTGGTGCCGGGTAGGGACTGGTCGACCCATGCTCGGCAGATCCAGCAGTGGGTTTCCTCTGCGAAGACCTTCTTCTGAAGCCTTCGCCATGGTCGTCCGCTTCGCGCTTGCCGGGTCCTGCGCTCGATCTCGTGGTCAGTGAGCTGGGCCATGGGCAGGGGCAGAGGCAGGGGCAGGGGCAGGCAGGGGGCGGCCGGCCTGGTCGTACCACTCCAGGTAGGACAGGGAGACGGTGCCGTCGGCACTGCGGCTGTAGACCGGGGTGACGCTGGCTGCACCAGGAGGTGCGCTGGGGTGGTGCAGGTAGTAGGTGCACCAGCAGGGGTCTGTGTCAGGGGCCTTGCCGGTGAGGGTGGCCGGGGCCAGCAGATGCGCGTGCGCCTCGAAGGCCTCGACCAGCTCGGTGCTCACGGTGAGGGTGACGGTGTGGGGCTGGAGCATGGCCGTCATCCCTGGCCGTGCCGGATCCCGGCGTAGCGGGTCCGGGTACAGGGCGAGGCGCCCGTCAGGCAGGCGTACCCAGACGTAGCGCTTCTCGAAGAGGACGGTGGGGCGCAGGATCCGGGGCTGTTCCACGTTCACCCCCGGACATGCCGGAGCCCGGCGCTGGGGCCGGGCTCGGATGGGGCACGCTGGCCTGGGTCGGTCGGTGAGACCTGCGGGACAACGGTGCCAACGTCTCACAGAATGAGCGCGCGCTGATCTTCTGTCAAGCAGTTGCAGGTCAGGCCTCTTGACAGATGGTGCGCTGCGGCTCTGTGGGGCGCAGTACCTGGGTGATGTCGGCTAGGTCCCATAGGGCGAGGGCCTGGCCGCGGTTGGGGTTGGGCCGGGAGCCGGCCGGGGTGAGCCCGCGTCTGCGTGCCCAGTCGCGGAACTTCTTGGGCGGCATGCCGAGGGAGTAGGCGGCCTGGGCGGTGGGAACGAGGGGCCGGCCGTCACGTCCGGTCGCGGGGGTCATGGTTCCAGTGTGGTGCTGCGCGTGGCGAGTCGTATCAGGCCGCACCAGATGGCTGGGCGGGGCCAGCCCACGGGCGTACCGGAGGTGCCTCCGTCGGGTTTCCGGCTGCTTCCTGCTGCCCCTGCCGGAGCTGCTCGATCCCATCTGCCCGGGATGCCCTGAGCGCGGATTCGATGACGAAGTGGCGTGCCCAGCTGTAGTCCTCCTCAGTCAAGAGCCGGTGGCAGTTGGCTTCGGTGTACCTCGGATTCCCGATCGCGTACCCATGCACCGACGGAACGATGACCTTGAATCGGATAAGGCTTGGGTAGTCGATCCCGAGGCTGATGGCGCGCATTGCCTCCTGGGTCGCCTCGGCAATCTCGCTGAGCTTGGCAAGGCGCCCATTCCGTGGGGACTCGCGCCCATCGAGCCGAGGCGCGTCAGTCCAACTAAGGGTGGATCCGAAGGCGAAGGGCTTCCACCTGGTCGATGTGTTGTGCCCGACATAGTGACGAAGTAGGGCGTCGAGCGCCATCGAGAGGCCCGCAGCGGCCATGGAGTAGTCGCGAATGTCGGCATGAGTCTGTGCATCTCGAAGCAGTTGTAGGACTTCGGGCTGCGTCACGAGGTCGACCATGTCGATGTTGTCGAAGTCCACGCCGAAGACGATGGGCGTCGCCGTCGTGAAGAACCGCAGCACGTCCCTGACCGCGCCCTGGATTGTCTGGTCCGACGCAAACGTGCCGTGGTGCTTGAGGGACACGCGCGCGGCGTTAAGGCCGGTCATCGTCCCCTTGCCGGGGAGATCGATCTGCGCCTTGGTCTTCAGCTCGGACCAGTACTGCATGAACTGGATCTTGGGGTCTGGGTTGGTGCCGTGGTGGTCGGTGGCCAGGCCCAGGAAGTTTTCGACGGCGTCGTGCAGCGTGAGGACGGCCGTGCAGGACAGCGGGTGCGGCCGGCGGGCGTAATCGGCGCCTTCCTCATAGAGGAACCGAATGTACGCGAGCCGCTGCATGTCGAGTGGCGAGAGTGAAGGTGCCACGGTAACTCCCTGTCGTGCTTGGGGTCTTCATTATCAAGCCCGTGGCGATCTATCCGCATGCGTATATCCTTGACCGCGTTCGCCACCTGGGTCTGACAACGCCCTGGTGAGTGTGGCGTGTTGGGCGCTGCGGCGGTCTACTTGATCGTGCCGGTCCAGTGCGGGTCTTCGGCCAGGACATCAGCCTGGGCGTCCATGCGGGTCATGGTGACCACGATCTTCGTGCCGTACGACTTGTCCAAAGCGCTCTCGCTGGTGAAGGTGCCGATCTGCCCGGGCGCGATGCGGCCGGTCATCGTCCGTGAGCCCTTCTCGACGGCCAGCAGGGTGACTTCACCGCCGTTCGTCGCTCCCTGTTCGGTTTCGGACCAGTTGTCCAGGTCGAGGGGCTTCTTCGTGCCGTTGCGGATCGTCCAGGTCACGCGGTAGCCGGTCTGGTTGGCCTTGGGATGGTCGTCCCACTCTCCGAACTCGGTGAGGTGCCGGATGCTGACGATGGTGGCTTTGGCGCCGTCGTTGTAGGCGAAGGTGTCGCCGACTGCGAGTTCGGTGTCCGGCTGGGCGCTGGTGGGTGTGGCGCTGGCGCTGCTGCACTGGTCGATCCAGTCGGATTGCGAGAGCGTCGAGTTGGGCCCGCAGTCGGGCGACTTCGAGCTGGTCTTGCCGGCGGCGGTCGACGCACGCTCGGCCTTCCCTTGTTCGTGGCTGCCGCCACAGGCGGTGAGGGTGACTGCGAGCAGGGCGGCTGC